ATGTTTTGGGTTTAGGGTTTATTTTTAAGAACGAAGAACATTTCCAAAATGATTGGATAACAGGAACGCCTGACGTAAACACGAATGAAATTTTATTAGACATTAAATGCAGTTACGAAGCACACACGTTTCCGTTCTTTGAAGACGAAATACCTACAAAGGATTACTACTATCAATTGATGGGTTACCTTTGGCTTACGAATAAAACCGAAGCGTTGTTATGTTATTGTTTAGTGAATACACCAATAGAAATAGTTGAAGACGAAATACGCAGGGAACACTGGAAACATTTTAAAATTGACGAAGACGCAGAAATACGAGAATATGTAGAAAAGAAACATAACTTTGACCATTTGCCAGAACAAACAAAAGTAAAAGTCTTTAAAATAGAACGTGACGAAACAGTAATTTGGGAAATACAAAACAAGGTTGAAGAAGCAAGAATTTATTTTAACAGTTTAATTGAAACAATATGAAAGCAATACTTGAATTCAATTTACCTGAAGAAAAAGACGAATACAACTTTGCAAACAACGGAGTAAACTATTATATAACATTAGTTGAGTTTGACCATTGGTTAAGAAGCGAATACAAATACAACGGTAACGAACCAATGTTTGAAGCAAGAGAAAAATTACAGCAATTTATTAACGACAATAATATAAAAATATGAAAGAGAAAACAATCGCAACAATTATTACAATTTTAGTTTACACCTTTGCAATAGTAGGGTTTACAAGATTAATAACTTGGTTGATATGACACCACAAGAAAAGGCAAAAGATTTATACGATAGTTATTGGTATTGTTTATTCCAATCTAATATTGAAAAAAGAAATTATTGGAGCAAACAATGTGCATTAATAGCAGTTGATGAGATTATTTTAGAAATGAATAATGTTATGTTGCCGAATCCATTTAAACAGTATTGGAATGAAGTTAAACAAGAAATAGAGAAGCTATGACACCAAAAGAAAAAGCCGAAGACATTTTAGATAAATGTTACGGAGTAGAAGTAGAATCGGTTTACTTTGGTGTTAACCATTATTTAGCCAAAAAATTTGCATTAATAGTAGTTGATGAGATATTAGATGTTGATTGCTTTGATATGTCAGAAGAACATTTTGATAATCATATTGAATTTTGGGAAGAAGTCAAACAAGAAATAGAAAACTATGAAAACACGAATTAAAAAACTATGGAACTACATTTGTTTTATAAACAAAGAAGTAATAAAATGTCAAATATTCACAGGACGCGGTAAATTTTAAACTATGAACATACAAATACAAGACAAAAACGTTTTAAGCGTAATGGCTAAATTTAAAGAACGTTCAGAAGCTGGAATAAAGAAATACAAGACAACGTTAGAGCGAACGGATTTAAGCACGTTAGAATGGCTTACACACGCACAAGAAGAAGCAATGGACTTTGTTCTATACTTGGAGCGACTAAAACACGAATACAAACAATTTAAATAAATAAAAATGGAAACAAGAAACAACACAGGAGCAATTTTTAAGAACGACAACAAAAAAGCGGAAAACCACCCAGACTACAAAGGCAAGGTAAACGTAAATGGAAAAGATATGGAAGTAGCTTTATGGTTAAAGACTTCAGCAAAAGGAGTTAAATTTATGTCGGCAAGTTTTAGTGAACCATTTGTAAAAGGTGAGCCACAAATAAATAAAAATGAGCCACAAATTTCAGGAATAGTTGCTAACTTTCAAGAAGAACAGTTTAAGCAGTATGAAGAAGATAACGACGATTTACCGTTTTGATATGTACATACAAGACGAACAATTGCGCAAGGAATTAAAAAAGATTTTAGCTTTTAAAAAACGAAACAGCATCGTAAAAGAAATACAGGACAAGGGAAACAAATTTCATTTTTTCCAGCTTACAAACTTTTTAGAAGGCAAAGACGTTTCACTTTCAACGCTTAAAAAAATAGATTATTACGTAAATAAATAACAGTTGTATAGACGCTCGTTTTAATGGCGTTTATACTTTGTTATTTGTAGGCGCAGACTTAATTGTTTGCGCTTTTTTTGTTATACACAACTTATTGTTAATAAATTTGTTTGGTTATTGTTGAAAAATTAATCATACATTTGCTTAATATCTAAACAATTAAAAATTGGAATGGTTAACTAAAGTTGCAAAGCATCACAAAGAATGGGTTAAAATGGTTAACACTTTTGGCGAATACTTTTTTGCTGAAGACATAGTACAGGAAACTTATATAATGCTTATGAAGTGGAGCAGCGAAGAAAAACTATTTAAAGACGGAAACATAAGTAAAGGTTATATGTGGTTAGCTTTAAAAAATACTTTTCTTCAGCACGTGAACAAAAACAACAAAATTAAATTTATACCTTTAGACGATGTTTATAATTTAGCAGAAGAAAACAACACAGAAGAAAACGAAGCTTACAACGACTTGCTGAACAACGTAGATTTAGAATGTGATAGTTGGCACTGGTACGACAAACAATTATTTGAGTTATACAAAAACACGAATAAAAGTTTACGACAAATAAGTAGTGAAACTAACATAAGTGTAACAAGTATATTTAACACGGTTAAAACTTGCAAAAAACGAATTAAAAATAACGTAGGTGAAGACTACGAAGATTTTATAAATAAAGATTACGAACTAATAAAAAAGAAAAAATGAAAAGTAAAGGATTAGGCGATACAATCGCGAAAATTACAGAAGCAACAGGAATTGATAAACTTGTTAAATTTATTGCAGGTGAAGACTGCGGATGCGACGAACGTAAAGAAAAGTTAAACAAACTATTTCCGTATGCAAAACCGTTGTGTTTAACAGAAGACGAGTTCAACACGTTAGACGCTTATTTTAAGCAAAACACGAACACCTTAACAAGCGATGAACAAACAAGTCTAATTGCAATTAATAACAGAGTATTAAACCAAAAATTAACCTTCAGCACTTGTTCAAGTTGTTTAAGAGATTTAGTAAGTAAGTTAAGAGTAATTTACAACGAATACAGTCCAGAACAAACAGAAGAAAATGCAAGTAACGAAGGTTAAAATAAACAGCATAAAGACGAACCCAAAAAACCCACGTTTAATAAAAGACGACAAGTTTAAAAAGTTAGTTAATTCAATTAAAGAGTTTCCGCAAATGTTAGAACTACGACCAATTGTAGTAGATGAAAACAATATTATTTTAGGTGGAAATATGCGACACAAAGCTTGTATTGAAGCAGGGTTAAAAGAAGTTTATATTGTACAGGCAAAAGATTTAACCGAACAACAAAAAGACGAATTTATAGTAAAAGACAACGTAGGTTTTGGCGAGTGGGATTGGGATATTTTAGCGAATGAATGGGACACCGACAAGTTACAAGATTGGGGTTTAGATTTGCCAGGTTTTAATTTAAATGCTGATGAATTAGGCACTGAATTTAGTTTGCCTGATGGCGACAAAGCACCGTTTCAACAAATGACTTTTACTTTAGCAGATGAACAAGCGGAACAAATAAAGAATGCAATAGCAGATATTAAAGAAACTGAAGAATATAAATACTGCGAAACAATGGGCAACGAAAACACGAATGGAAACGCACTTTATTTAATTATAATGCAATGGGCAGAGCAAAGGAAATAATAGTTAAGGTTATTCCAGCAAAGATTGCTAATGAGTTTGTAAAGAAATACCACTATTCAGGTAAGGTAGTTCCAAATTCTATATTACATTTTGGCTGTTTTTTAGATGAACAATTACACGGGGTTATGCAATACGGCTCACCTATGGATAAAAGCAGAGTTTTAGGATTAGTTAAACCAAGTTTATGGAACGAAATGTTAGAACTTAACAGAATGGCTTTTAATGATTACTTGCCTAAAAATTCTGAAAGTAGGTGTTTGTCTATTTCAATTAAATTGATAAAAAAAAATGCACCGCATATAAAATGGATATTAAGTTTTTCAGATGGTACACAAAGTGGTGACGGTACGATTTATAGGGCAAGTGGTTTTGTTTTAACGTCAATTAAACAAAATAGTACATTAAGAATAAATCCAAATACGGGATTGCAAATGGCAAGAATGACAGCATATCATAACGGTTATGCTTACGATTGGAAAAACTGGATACCTTTGGAAGGTTTTCAATTAAGATATATTTACCTAATAGACAAAACCTGCAAAATAACAGTTCCTATTTTACCATTTAGCAAAATAGATGAAATGGGTGCGGGAATGTATAAAGGTGAAAAAATAAGTTTAGAACAAAGAAAATTACAAGCGTCGGAAGCATAAAAGTTAATGCGTTAATCATACCAGATTAAAGAAGGGGTGCGATACCACCCCGACGCTCAAATAAACAGTGAAATAACAGAGAATTATGGCTGATAAATTAGACAACTTAAAACCATTTAAGCAAGGCGAAAGCGGAAACCCAAACGGACGTCCGAAAGGAAGTAGAAACCGCAGCACAATAGCACGTCTTTGGTTAGAAACAACACAAAAGGCAAAGAACCCAATAACAGGCGTTGAAGAAACTTTGTCGCAAGAAGATTTAGGAACTTTGGCAATGGTTAAAAAAATGCGGGACGGAGATGTTTCAGCATACAAAGCACTAATGGATAGCGGTTACGGTGCGCCTGTTCAACAAATAGAACAAACAAATATAGAACAACCTTTATTTCCTGATGTTAATACGGACGACTGCAATTAGTAAAATTGCAAAGTTAGACAAGCGAATAAAAATAATTCAAGGCGGTACTTCAGCGGGTAAAACTTTTGGCGTTATTCCGTTGTTAATAGACATAGCGACAAAGCATAAAAACACGGAAATAAGTATAGTTGCTGAAAGCATACCACACTTACGAAGGGGCGCGTTAAAAGACTTTGTTAAAATAATGCGTTGGAGTAACAGGTTCTTTGAAGACAAGTTTAACAAATCTTTATTACGTTACGAATTTTCAAACGGTTCTTATATAGAATTTTTTAGCGCAGACGATAGCAGTAAATTAAGGGGTGCAAGACGTGATATACTTTATATTAACGAATGTAACAACGTAACATTTGAAAGTTACAACGAACTTGCAATAAGGACAAAAAAACGAATATACCTTGACTTTAACCCAGCGAATGAATTTTGGGTACATACCGAACTAAAAGACGAACCCGACACAGACTTTTTAATTTTGACGTACAAGGACAACGAAGCGTTAGACGAACGAATAGTAACGGAAATAGAAAAGAACCGCTTAAAAGCCACGACAAGCAGTTATTGGGCTAATTGGTGGCGAGTATATGGCGAAGGTTTAGTCGGAATGTTAGAAGGAGTTATATTTAGTAATTGGAAACTAATTGACACAATACCGCCTGAAGCACGGTTACTTGGTTACGGTTTAGACTTCGGGTATTCAAACGACCCGACAAGCATAGTTGAAGTTTACAATTACAACGGGCAAAGAATACTAAACGAAATATGTTACCAAACAAGTTTACTGAATAACGACATAGCAAAGAAACTACAAAAACACGTAATAGCATACGCAGATAGTTCCGAACCAAAAAGCATTGAAGAAATACGAAGAACAGGACAACAAATTAAAGGAGTAACAAAGGGCGCAGATAGTGTTAACTACGGAATACAAATAATGCAGTCACAAAATTATTTAGTTACTTCACAAAGCACAAACCTAATCAAAGAATTAAGGGCGTATTGTTGGGATGCTGACAAATCTGGTAAAACATTAAACAAACCGCAGGGCAAAAACGACCACGCAATAGACGCTGTTAGATATCACGAAATGGAAACGTTAGGGTTAAACAATACACACGGGCAATATTTTATAAGATGAACGATTTAGAAATAATGATGCAATGCGTTCAGATTTACATCTACCAAAAAAAAGGCGTAAAGGTTCGTATTTATTTACGTGACATTAGAGATATTAATATGCTAAAACAAGCTTACGATTACATACAAAAAAACGAACACAACAAAAACACGAATAATTAATTATTAAGATATGAAGTTAGAAATAAACGTACCAACTACTTTAAACGAAATACCATTAAAAAGCTACCAAGAATTTTTAAAGGTTCAGGAAGGAAGCAACGACGAAGAATTTATAGCGCAAAAAATGATACAAATTTTCTGCGGAATAGAATTAAAGGATATTGTAAAAATGAAGCTTACAAGTTTAAACGAATTAATAGTACACTTTAAAAACCTGTTTGAACAGAAGCCGAAATTTCAACCTACATTTAAAATCGGAAGTCAAGAGTTTGGGTTTATAACTAACCTTGAAGACATAAGTTTTGGAGAATACGTGGACTTGGAAAACAATTTGTTAAAGTGGGAAAACTACCACAAGGCAATGGCGGTTATGTACCGACCTATCAAAATGAAGTTCAAAGACAAGTACGAAATAGTTGATTATACACCAATGGCAGAAATGCACGAATTAATGAAGTTCACGCCTGTTGATATAGCGATTAGTTCAAGTATTTTTTTTTGGAATTTAGGAAGCGAATTATTGACAGCTACGCTTACTTATTTGGAACGGCAGATAAAGACGAACAAGAAGACGCAAACGAGTTTAGCGAACAAGCTCAATTTGGAAAACAATGGGGTTGGTATCAGTCAATTTACGCACTCGCTCAAGGAGACGTTACAAGATTTGACACAGTCACCGGATATAGACTTACTCAATGTCTCACCTATCTCACCTTCGAAAAACAAAAGCAAGAAATTGAACAACGCCAATTAAATAAATTAAGAAAATGACAGGTTATTACAACTTATTAGACAAATTAAAAACACACTTTGACGCAGACGTTATTGTTAACACAGTAACACAAGGCGACATATTTAAAGTAGATTTAAGCAAACAAACAATATTTCCTTTGTTGCATATTATGGTTAATAACTGCACGTTGGATTCAAACACAACGACTTGGAATATAAGTTTAATTGCAATGGATGTTGTTGATTTGTCCAAGAACGCAACAACAAATATTTTTTTAGGTAACGACAACGAAATAGACGTACTGAATACGCAACACGCAGTATTAAATAGGGCTTACGAAATAATAAAACACGGAAGTTTAGCATACGATTTATTTATGGTTGAAGGCACGGCAAGTTTAGAACCGTTTACAGAACGTTTTGAAAACTATATGGCAGGTTGGACTATGACTTTTGACATAGTAACGCCTAACGAAATGACAATTTGTTAAGATGAAACAATCGGAAGTACAAAAAGAACTTGAAAGGTTTAGAAATTACGTTATTGCAGAAGCACGTAAAAATTTAACACGTGATAAAAAAAACGTTTCTAAAGGACTTTACGAAAGTTTAAAGGGAAATGTTAAGGCGATGCCGAATTCGTTTAGTATGGACTTTGAAATGAACCAATACGGGCAGTTTCAGGACAAAGGAGTTAAGGGCGCAAACCCAAGTTTAGTAAAAAACGGAAAACAAAAAGCACCGAATAGTAAATTTAGTTTTAAAAGTAAAATGCCACCTGTTGAACCTTTGAGTAAATGGGCGCAAAAAAAGAATATAAGATTTAGAAATACAGACGGAACATTTGCAAAGGGTGGTTATAAGACTTTGGGTTTTTGGTTGCAGAAAAGAATATTTGCACAAGGAATTAAGCCAAGTTTATTTTTTACAAAACCATTTGAAGTTGCATTTAAAAGACTGCCTGAAGAACTTGTTGAAAAGTTTGGACTTGATGCAATGAATTTATTTAAAGAAACACAATTTAAAAACGAAAAGAAATAATGGCTAATATATTTGCACGAAGTCCGTATTTAATTAGGATTGCTGAAAGCGGACAAAACGGTTCAAAGGTAGAATTGTTTTTAAGCGCAACAACTTTTTCAGGAAGTCCACAATACACATTAAGTAAATTAATACCAGCGTCAAATGACGTAGAAACACTTTACGATATAAGTCCGTATATTAGAGAATACATAAGTTTTACAACACCAAGTGAACCTACAACAAGTTTAACAAACCCGACAAACGAACGAGTAAACGTAAGGGTAAAACGTTATAAGTTAGTAGGTTCTTCTTATACGCTTTTAGACACAACTGATTATATAGCATTTGACGGTTACACGTATTACGAAGAAAGTTACAATTACGATGCAGGAGACTACGGACTTGAAGAAGGTAATTATTATTATTGGGAAGGTCACGGATATGCAGGACAAATAAGAGCAATAACAGGCGCAAGTTTCACAGCAAAATATACAAGTTTTCATCCAAGCCCTACGGTAACAAGTGTAGCAATATCAAGTGGAACTTATGACATAGCAAGAGTATTATATGCAAATTTAAGCGTAGGAAACAAAGTAGAAATTTTAGATTCAGCTTTAGCAGTTCAAAAAACTTATTATTTTTACCCACAAGAAGAATGTAAATATACACCTGTTAGAATTGACTTTATAAATAGGTACGGAGCTTGGCAAACAGAATATTTTTTTAAGGCAAGTAACGATACGTTCAGCGTTGAAAACACGGAATACAATTTACTACAAACAAATAGTTATAATTATAGTAGTTATGAAGGACAAAGAAAAGTATTTAACGCTAACGGCAAAAAAAGTATTAAAGTAAATACAGGTTGGGTAGATGAAACTTGGAACGAAACTTTAAAACAAATAATGTTAAGCGAACGTATATTAATATTAGGTTCAAATTTTTTTCCTGTTAAAATTAATAGTAAAAGCACCGAGTTGTTTAAGCATATAAACACGAAACAAATAAATTATAGTTTAGAGTT